AAATAACTTAGGTTGGTCACCTCAAATTAATTTATATGACTACATAAAGGAGAACAAAAATGATAACTGAAGAATATCTAAAAGATAATTTTCTAACGGCATACTTTGTCGATAATGAAAGAATGAATATAGAAATACAAACAACAACGGAAGATAAGAAGTCTGTATTTACTACTATCATACCATTCAAAGAAGAAAACCCTCAATATCAAGCGCTTAATAAATTTATGTCACTTGATCAATTACATGAGTCTACACACGAAAAAAACAAAACTCAACATCAATTATATAAAGAACAAGCAATGAAATTTGTTAAAGAATCTGGTCTTGTGCTTGATGAAGATATTCATAAACTAGATACAAAATTTTATCCTGCTGTTATAAAATCTTTATTACGAGATGTCGATAATGTAGATCATAATTTTGCTTTAAAGTTAGCTTTATTTGAAGAAAAATCTATTAGTGAATCTGACGACATTGAAGGTAAAAAAAAATTAAGGCAAGCTAAAAATAAAATAGACACTATTATAACAGCTTTAAATATTATCAAGGGTAAGTGAAGACACTAATTATATTGATTGATTTCTATGGTCACCCTAATTTGACCACAGATAAATATAACGATAGTTTAAGATATTCTTATCTTACTGAAATTATATCATCATCACATATAGATAGAAAACAAACATCATTTTACACTAATTATATTGACCCTAAAGATTTAAGATTACAAGAGTTAAAGAGTATGGCTGTATATAATGGCTTTACCTGGGTTGATGAAATACCTAAAAATATAGATCAAGTTATTATAACAGGCACCAACACTTCAGGTTGTGTGTTTAAAAAAGAAAGTTTAGGAGCGTATTTCTGGACTATGAAAGGTTATAAAACAAAGATATATTTGCCTATGTGTGCTGAATATGAACATAAAGGTATAAATGACTTTGAAAGAAATATATTAGGAGTTGCTCAACTCTATAAACATATGAGAGCGTACAATTGTTTAGGTATAGAAATTTGTAAAGAGTTTAGCGATTTAGAATTGACTGTTTTGTAAGAAATAATCACTATACCAACCAGACCAACCTTTTTCTTGTAAATGGTGCATTTGACCTAATGTACAAACATTAAATTGTGGCGGTTTTTGATAGAGGTAATCTTTAATTGAAGGACATACTTTATCGTATGTTTCGTATTTAATATTTTTGTAATACCATTCATCACTTCCTCTAGTATAAGTTTTAATATAATTTAAATCGTCTTTCTTAAACTTATCCCATATGTATGATACATCTCCTGTCCATGATACAATAGACGAGTTTAAAGGTGTATGAGCAGTCTCTCTCCACCATGTGTCGTTTAGTAGTGTAAAGTTTTTTCTAATTAGATTAGGTAATGTATCATAGATAATCATATCTAAATCAAAATATAAATTTTCACCATCTCTAAACCTATCGTACATTTGAAACTTATTAAACCAATTACCATATATGTCATCTTCTATAACCTCAAAACTATCATACTTTAGACCAGAGTAATTGTCTATCATATGTTTAAGATTATCAACATGCCATTGATTAAACTTGTTACCAAATTTACAACAAATTATTCTCATTTAATCTCAATAACTTTTATATCACGGAAATGGTGTGAGTTTAGATGTGCTAAATTTTTTTCAGGAAGTTCATGTACATTTCCATAAGGATCAACTGCTTTATCTGAATATCTTATATCGACCATTTTAACTTGTCTATATTTCCAACCTCTAATATCTCTTTCTTCTCCTTTATCCTCTAAAGATAGATTGTGTCCGTTAGCAGCTCCAATAACTAATTCGTAATCATCTGATTCATTTCTAGGTTTTCCTTCTTGTGGAAATCCTATTCCTAATCCATACAACATTTGTTTTGTTTTATGTACGTGCACATCTTCATATATACCTAATTTTTTCTCCCAATAAAAATCACAATCTGGACCATTACTATTATTCTTATTACAACCAGTATAATATCCTAATTCAGCAGCTGCTCTCATAGTCAAACCTAATGCGGTACCTACGGCAACTAGTCCATTATCCCATCTTGGAGGGTGACCTCCTTTAACTGTACTTCCATCAACCATAGAATTATTAAAGGTTGGTGGATGCTTTATAACAAATAACATAAAAAAATTGGCATTCATTTGACTATTTCTCCATGCTGATGGTGGTTTATTATTAAATTCTCCACCATAAGTATTACCCCATGTCCAATTATAAAGTTCTTTTATAGTTTTTCTATCATGTGAATAGTATATATCATAATAAGCTTCGTGTTGTTTAGAAGGTGCATTTTTAGCCACCCATAAAAGGTAATCAATATGTGCCTGAGGTATTGTTTTTGAATAATCCCAATTTCTTTGGCATTTTTGTATTTGTTTTATTAGTTTCTTTTCTTTTTCTGTATCAACCATTGTAATATTCCTTTAATTCTGGAAATACATCAAAAAGATTCATTTCCCATTTAGTTCCTTTGTATGCTTTATCTTGTTGTAACATGTAGTTCAAAGTGTCTTGGAAATCATTATCAGGTTCTTCCGGCATTCGTAAAGCAGCTTGTATATCAGGCCAACCCTCATATTTAGGTATAAGTTGATCTTTTAATTTTTTAGGTAAGTTATTTACTCTTAATGATTTAGGTCTTTCAATCATCAACCAACCAGCACTTCTTATTCCAGGATTTTCTTTACAATGTTTGATAACTTTATCAAAATGTATTACACTAAAACATGTAACAACAGAATTGACATCTACAAATGCTTTACCTTTATATTTATCAGAGTTTAATAGATTTATATTTTCTTCTATTTCTTTCCAGTTTGATCTTCTTCTTAAATATTCAGCATATTGGTCTACTCCGTCAATAGAAGCAGTAAATGATGTTTGTTTAAATTTAGGAATAAAGTCTATAAATTTATGTTTACCATCTCCTAATTTTGTAAGATTAGTTTGAAACTTAACTGTAATGTTTGGTGCTTCACCTGTCTTTACAATTTCACTTAAAAAATCAAAATATTTTTTCATTATTAATGGTTCACCACCAATAATTTTTATACTATTTAAGTATGGTGCTAATTGTTTTATTTGTTCAGTTACATCTTTCTTATCTATTTTGTTTAAATTATCTTCAACAAGTTTAATTTTATGATTTGTTTTTTTCATTGAACCGAACATTTTTTCACTATAAACATTATGTTTATTCATCATATCAATACGCATAGATGAACTGTCATGGTTACACATATGACAATCTAAATTACATTCGATACCAAAAGACTTTAGTTGTATCTGCATTATTCTTTCATCAAAAGTCCACATACCTGTTTTTTCAAACATTCTTACATTTCTTTCTATGGCGTCCCAACGTCCTTTAGTGTTTGACTCTCTCCACATATGATGTGTTCTTCTTGATTTACCATATCTTTTTTCATCACTAATACATCTTATACAATGTTTGTTTATAGCTTTAGTACCTTTTGAGGGGTCTAACATTTCTTTTCTTAAATTATTCAGGTAATCACTATCTTCCATCCATGATTTTATTGACGTATTGTTTATATTATGTTTATCACTTTTACCTGCTAAACAACATGCTTTATATGAACCATCTAGTTCCACAAACATTTCAGCAAAAGGGTGTACACAAAACCAACTATCTTTGTTTTTTGCTCTATTCATAAGAGAGTTTGGATCTTTTTTACGATCTTCACCTTGACTTGATAACTTCGAAAACCAATCTGAAGTATCTACATTACCTGGACTACTGTTCGCAACAGCCGTCATACTTTTATCTTTAAAACTTTTATTATCTTTCATTATTTCCAATACTTTTTAGTTATACTATTTTCAATTGTGTGCATATCTTTATTTATTCCTAAAAAATGAACCATCTTTACACTTTCATTAACATCATCTAATAACATATAATCTGTGTTAAATCTTTTAGAATACATCATATTTAACTCCACCATTTCTTTAGTGTTATCAGTATATTTAATTAACCATTGTCCTGGTAGTTTAGATATTTTAAAATTATATTCTTCTAATTTCCAATTAACATAATTTTGTTCTCCATAATACTTGTAATGTACATCTCCATTATTATAATAATGCAACTGCCAATAATTAGGATTTAATGAGAAGTCGTCCCATATACTTTTTAGACTACCTGATTTAAACTTATAGAAACCTCCATTAATAGGTAATGGATCTTTTTTCGCAAATGAATTAGGTTTGTTGTTCCACCAAGAATCATATGTTAATAATTCTTTATCTTTTACTTGCCATGACAATATTTTATCAACATTATTTGTAATAACTTGATCTATATCCATTATGATAATATCGTCACCTGGTTTTTGACCTCCAAATTGAGGACTAAAAAACTTTAACTTATGCCAGTGTTTCTTTATATCACTATGATGGTTGTAAGGTAATATAACATCTGCCTCGATATCATTAGTATCACTTAAACATATAAACTCAAAAGGCACTGTACTGTTTCTCTTTAGACTTCTATATAATTTACTTACATAGTCGGGTGTGTAGAAACCTTTGAAATATACAGTACATATTTTAAGCATATCTTCTCCAAACTAAATCAAAGTCTTTACAAATACAATGTACTAACTTAATATTTTTAGGTATAAATTTTTGTATATCTAGGAAGTAATGCCACTCATCATCTAACCATTGAATAGGTACATTGTTTATTTGTTTCTTATATGAGAAGATAGTTTCGTTATCATATCTAAACATATCAATAATGTTTTGTGAATATAACCCACTAGTGTCTTTTCTTAATTCTGTCATTAGGTCAATCGTGTCTTTAAAACCACCAAAGAAATCTAATTTTATAATATCTTCTTTTCTGGCACCAATAATACCTGTGTTGATAACATCATTTTTAGGATTTAAACCATTTTCTAAAAGCATAGCATGGCAATTAAAATATTTTGCTGACGGACTTCTAATACTATGACTTACTTCCATTTTTCTAATTACATGACTGTTATTATTATATACACAAATACCTTTAGACAAATCCCATACATCAAAGAAAGACTCATCTGTTAATGGTATTACATCAAAGTCTAGGTATAATATTTCATCATAAGTCTTTGATAGTTCATTAAGTAAGTGTATTTTATAGAAGTTAATAACTTCATAACCAGTAAACATAGGAAAGTCTTTTAAGA